GCGACAATTTTGCCCTTGATAGACTTCACATCCTCGGCTGAATACTTCCCGGAGTTTTTAGGCTTATTGATATAATTCCAGGCTGCCCGGATGTGAGCCTCAGTGTCAATTGGATACTTCTTATTCTTCTCGTCAGCGAACTTCACATCGCCGTATTCCGTCTTCCCGCGTTCAGGATTGACATCTTCTCTGGCAGCGACCTTCTCCACGTCCACCGCCTTCCAGATGTCAACCCGGCATTCCGGGTTTGCGGGGCGGTCCACGAGGGATATTTCCGTCAGGGAGAGGGCGGTTATGGTGTCATTCACCTTAGTTAACTTCTTCCCCCCAATGCTGAATCCCTTATACACTCCCTCTTTCACTTTCTCCCAGGCTGCGTCATCCACAACCTTTGCCGCAATAAATAAGCCCTTCTCATCAAGGTTGGCCTCCTTCGCCACCCCTACAGCAGAGGCTTTGTGCATTTCTCTGATGTTTGCCCATTTCATGTAATCCTCAAGGGCGGATTCAACGGCCTTCTTACTAACCTTTTCCTCCTGGCAATCAAGGGCTTCTGTGGAGGCATACCCCCATACCATCCTCTGCTCCGGATCTATCTTTTTTATCTCTGCAAAAATGTTCATTTGATTCCTCCTTTATTCTTCCATTCCTTTAACTCTTATTCCAAGGCTACACATACAGTTAGGATGAAGTGGCGGGCTGTCATCACCGCTCATAAACACATCATTCATATCAATCCAATCCTCGGATTCATTCTCGTCACAATCATCTTCGTCAACGTGGTCCGCCGAGATCTGCCATTGTTTCTCCAAGTCCAGCCCCGACTCCTTGTACGATTCCATATTCCCCTTACTATCAGCTATCTTGATTTCTGTCCTGGCAATCATCTCCGCCCTATCCTCCCCAAACAGTCCGCTCGTCTCAATTTCATCTGATAGGTGGCGTGGCGACCAACCTTCATCAATAGCCTTCTCAACCATTGATCTCAGTTCGTCTCTTGTGCTTTCAGTGATAGCCCATTGAGGGTTAGGGTTATCAACAAGTTTACCATCAACCCACCGTTTCCCCACCATCTCCGCTGCTCGTGCTCGTGCATAATCAAGGGCAGAATCATTGACAAGATCAGTAAGCCCCTCCTCGCCGAGAGCGATAGGCAAGTCAGCCGTTACAAGGTTCTTAATGCCATGAAGTGCGGCCTCCCTGTAGATTTGATGCAGGACTTCTTCGGTTACATCAGTGAGTATAGTCCAACCCTCAAAATTCAGTTCATCGAGGATCTTCTTTACCGTATCCTCATCTGCCTTTGATATGCTCTCGATTGCTCTCGATAGCTGAGCGGATATATCAGAACCCGCAGTTTTAAAAAACTTCGTATAAGCCTTTTTCAATTTCCGAGTGTTTCTAATAACTGACATTCTGTTTAAATTCATTGACCTGAATACTTTTTTTTTTGCCTTTGCAAGTTTTTCCTGTATCTGCTGTTTAGGGGATAGGGCAGCCTTGCCATTACCACCATTGCCGGCACTTACGTCTACTCCGCTTATAATATCGCTCAACTTCACCGGACCACTGGCTGTATAGACAAGAAGCTCATTGCCATTTGGATCTGGCTCTTCCCCAAATATCTCCCGGGCCTTGTTCAGGCTCGATATCCCGTTCCTTACCCTAATTTCCATTGTCTGCGCCAGCTTGACCGGATCAGTCGCCTCGTCCTCTTCCCAGGCGAACTCCACATCATTGAATTTGAAATATTTCAAGACAACATGGTTAATAAGGTCAGCGACCCAAATCATCAAAGGCGTTAACCCTTCCTCTGCTGCCGTCTCCTTTACAGTCTCCGCTACGTTCCTATTTGTCTGCCGGATGAGGGCGGTGGGTGGAAGAGAGAAACAGTAGCAAATGATACGGGCCAGCCACTCGTCATATTCGTCTTTGAGTTTTGGATCTCTGAGTTGATCAACCCGGGCTCCCGTTCCGCCCGGCAGGAATTTCATGTGACGCCGGGCAGCCGTGTCGCCCTCTAAGACAGAGTCCCAATATGATTGAAATTGTGCAATCTGGTCGGGCGTCCACTCTGGAGGCAGGAATCCAAAGGCATCAGGGATATTGCCCTCAGTGTAATACTGCAACTGGCTTATATCCCGCCTGAGAGCGATATTCACAATAAGGATACACTGCTCAACGGGGCTAAACCCATAAATCTTGTGGCTGCGGCAGTTCCGTGGGTAGTAGATGAGCTCGTCCAGCGTGTAGTCAATCGCCGGGAGCCCCTTCAAAATCTGCTGGTAAGCCGGCTCCGGGGGATGGGGCGTCCTTCCAGTATGATTGATAACCCTCTTTATTGTGGCCCCGTCTATCGGCTCAAGGGCATACAGTCCGCCGCCCTTATTCAGCCGAGGATAAAGAGTCGTGGCATCAATAACCAGCATGTCCTCGACCAGCATCCTCAGCCATTGTTGCCAGGTATGCTCCTTGTCTGGAACGTGGAAGAACTCTATAAGTTCATTGACATGAGAATTATTGCCCTTGGCCTGTTTATCTTTGGGCCTGAACACGTACTTGAGTTTCACTAACTGATCCTTGCGGGTCTCAATGGCCACCCGCAGTAAGGTGAGCGTGTCTGCAATTCCCCTCATCTCAGGGAAAGACACGCCCTCTGATTCCCTGGGTCTGATTCTAAGGTTGACACCAACAGGAAAGTCGAACTGACGTCCTGCAACTGAAGGAGGAGCCATGGGAGGAATGGGGGAGAGGGGTCCAAACCATGACCTCTCAATCTTGCCGGTACGAATGATCTGCCAGGCGCCGGTAGCGGCATAGAGGATGCGCTGGACTATTCCGGGTTCGATGGTGGAGATAGGATCATCTGGCATACTTCATCCCTGGGTTGTAGATTTTTCTTAGGAAGCGAAACCTCAGTAGTAACCACTCAATCAACTGCTCAATCCAAGAGCGCTGAGAGTGGATGATGGCGGGCACGGTGTAAGCCCCTCTCTTCTGTTCCTGATCGCACATGGCCTTCAGGATGGCGTTATCTGACGAGGACTGCATCTTTAATTTGCGGTAATTTTTCCTTACACACTGGCAGATGACCGGATACTTTGTTTTGCTATCAATCCCAACATAACCCCGGCCATAGCAACGGTGGCAGGAGCGGTCAATAAGGGTGGAGATATCAATTTGCTCTGGACTCATCTTGCATCTCCTTTAACTTCCCAGCTTGGGCTGCCATGTAATCGAGCATCCCGGTCGTCCCTATCGTGCTGATGAGGGGCTCTAAGGCGTAGCGCACTGCGTCCCAAATGTGATTATTCTCATCAATAAGCTCAGGAAGAATATCGTTGGTGAGGCGATCTCGCTTAAAACTCCAGAGGCGAGCCTCCTGCACCGTATGGATACAACGAGGGTGAATGACAATACGCTTGAATGAGCGGAGGTGTGCAATCCCATCCTCCACACTTCCCTTCCACTTCTTACATGCCACGCACTTTCCATATCCGTGTTTCTGCAGATAACTGATGGTCTCCGGGCGAGCACAGTCAGCACGGACTACATACTTCCTGGCGTCAGGGATATGGTCGAAGAGTTCCGGCGTGTCGTTGATTTCCACGCCGATTCCGTATACTTCATACTCAATGAAGAGCTCTAAATCATGAATCCAGCACTTGACCAGGGTAGTGGGATCCTGGGCGAATCCCCAGTCACCCCCAAAATAGGGGCCGTTCCAATCTGGTCCTGGTTCAAAAGATTCGATAAAACATTTACCGTGCAGAACCTGGGCATTGCTATTGTGGCGGCAGCCACCCTCCCATACGTGGGCGTAGGCATCGGTATCAACGGCGGCGAGGTAATCCTTCTCCCGTTTAAGGGCGTCGGGTAGCCAGGGATTGTCCCTCCACGTGGTCTCAACCACAGCGCAGTCCGGCGGGGGGCTTTTAATAAAGCGACGATAGGTGGGATCGCCTTCCTCGTCAGGATTGAACGACACCCATATCTCAGACCCGTCTTTTCTGATGGTAGGAATGAGAATCTCCCACGATCCTTCACTTACCTTCTCGGCTTCTTCAACCCAGCAGATATCAATCCCCTCCATTGAGCGGATCTTGTTGACGTTAAAGCGGATGCCCTCGAAGATGAACTCGGAGCCGTTCAGGGATGTAATGGAATGCTTCTTGATGATAAAATAGGTAGAGAGCCCGAGTAATTCAACTTGATCGCAGAGCAGCCGATAAACTGAGTCTTCTATGGAGTTCTGTAATTCGCGGGTGCAGAGGATCCGCAACTTTTTTTGAAGTGTTTTAATAAGCAGTGCGCGGGCAAATGACCATGACTTGCAACCGCCCCGGCCACCATGAGCAACCTTATAGCGCATAGGCTCAAACAGGAACTGCATATTGTCAGCTAACTTAATCCGTGCCGTCGCCTGGCTTGACAAATTCAACCTCAATTTTTAAGGGAATGGGTCCGCCATCAGGACCTGAATGTTCATACTTCTCTGCCGGATAGAGACCCATCAATTTTTGCGCATCCATCCGCGCTCGCTGGCGGATGTCCCAATCAACTAACGGCTTAGAATAGACGATCACGCCCTTATCATTGAATGCCTTAACTTCGGTTGCATGTAATTCTTTTTTGAGTTTTGAAACAAGGAAGGAGCGAGTGATCCCGTCTTTGCGAAAACAGGATTCCATTGGTACTGCAATTGCCTGTGACAACTCTTCGGCAGTCACCTTGCTCATTGAAAGTGACCATATTACAATTACTTACAGTAGTCAAAACTTAATGGTATGACTTAA